TCACAACCTCTTCGCATTCCAAACCAACAACACCTTCGCATGAATCGTCAGGTCATCGATCCGTGCCGTCTGATCCTTATGCTTCTTGTTGTCTGAGATCAGCCACATATGCTCCTCATCCATGCGCTGCAGCCGCTTGATGAACAGCTCCCCCAACCAGGTCACCAGGTACACCCCCTCACCCACATACTCGGTCACCCCCCGGTCGACGATCACCGGGTCTTTGTCGTTGATGGTGCCTTCCATGCTCTGGCCCCAGCCGGTCACGATGGCGAGCGAGGTGGGTTGGGTGTAGGTGACGCCTTTTTCCTGTAGCAGGTCGGCGCTCACGATGATGTTGCGGATGGCCTGGTTGTAATCCGACGGCACTTGGCCGTGGCCCATGGCGGCGCGCACGTCGTACTGGGGGATCACGATTTCGTCGGGCTTGCCGCGCAGGGCGGTAACGTTGCGGGTGGCCGGGGTGAGCGGCAGGTCGCTGGGTTCAAGGGCTGCGGCTTCGATGCGTTGGCGGGCTTCGGGGCTGAGGCCTTTGACCTTGGTGAGCATGTGCTTGACCTGGTCGGAGGTGGAGACAGTGGGCGTGGCCTTGGCCGGTGCGGCGGGCGCGGTGGCGTTCAGCAACAGGGCCGAGGGATCGACGCGCAAGGCGGCGGCCATGGCCGTGATGTCGGCCAGGGATGGCTCACGGGTGTCTTTTTCGTAGTTGCCTACGCGCGACTGTGATTTCCAGCCGCAGGCCTCGGCCAGCTGGGCCTGTGAGAGGCCGGCGGCGGCGCGGAAGCGCTTGATGCGTTGCCCTAATGATTCGTTCATGCGCGGGATTCAAACACGGATTGAAATGACAGTGTTTCACTTTTTGTGTTTGAAATAAACACATAATGTGTTTAACCTTGATTTCAGATGCGGTGCTGGGAAGTCGTGCCAGGGCGTGCATCCATACACACAGCAAGGCTGCTGGCATCACCGGTGGCTTGGAGAACAGGGGGAGTGAACCATGAAGAAACGGACGTATGCCGGCAAGGCAATGGGCGATACCGAGTGGCTACTCGAGCAGTGGGGCTGGTGGCGAATGGATGGGGTAGGGGTGCCGCGGTACACCTCCTCGCTGTATGCGCTGATCCGCGACAACACCCCGTGCGAGGGGGGCGGGCGGCGCTATTCGCTGACCGATGACCAGGCGCTGGCCATCGACGGGGCGGTGGCGCGGTTAACCAAGCGCGATGCGCAGATGGGGGATTTCATCTGGCTGTATTTCGGGGCGAAGTACCCGGCACTGCGGATCGCGCGCCTGGCCGGTGTCAGTGAGGCGAAGGTGCGTGAGCTGGTGCGGGCGGGGGCGGCGTGGGTGGATGCGGCGCTGGAGGGGCTCCGGGGCCGTGAAGAGGACGCAGTGCGGCTGGGGAGGAGGGTGTGTTCGTAAGGGGTGGGGAAGGTGTTTGGGCGGGGGCACGTTGCCGGGCTGGGCGGGCTTTTTAAAGGTGAATGGGCCGCGTGAAAAAAAGCGTTCCGCGCGGATAAGAGGGTGGTTTTATGAAAGCCTGGTTCGGTTGTTTGAATGAGCGTGTTTGGAAGCCCCGGCAGTGATGCCGGGGTTTTTCGTTTAAGAGGCACAACGCCGCGGGCAACGGGGCCGCTGTGGCTTGCGCCCGGTTACGCACTGGCCAGCAGCAGCTTGATTCGCTCGGCCATGGTTTCCATCGCGAAGGGTTTGGTCAGCACCTGCATGCCCTCTTCGAGCTGCACATCGCCGATCACCGCCTGTTCCGCATAGCCTGTGATGAACAGCACTTTGAGCCCTTGGCGCACCCGGCGTGCCCGGTCGGCGAGCTGGCGGCCGTTGATGCCGCCGGGCAGGCCGACGTCTGTGATGAGCAGGTCGATGCGGGTGTTGGAGTCCAGGATGGCCAACGCGGCCGGCCCGTCGGCGGCTTCCAGCGCCACATAACCCAGCTCGCCCAGCAGCTCGGCAACCATCATGCGGATGGTCGGTTCGTCGTCGACTATCAGTACGGTGTCGCCCGCCGTTGCCATTTCGGCGCGCGGCTCGCACGCCGTTTCACAGGCTTGCTGCGCCGGCCCCAGGTAGCGGGGCAGGTAGATGTACATCGCCGTGCCCACATCCACCGTGGAGTGCACCCTGACCTGGCCGCCGGATTGTTTGGCGAAGCCGTAGATCATCGACAGCCCAAGGCCGGTGCCTTTGCCGATCGGTTTGGTGGTGAAGAAGGGGTCGAAGATGCGGGCGATGATCTTCGGCGGCATGCCTATCCCGGTGTCGGTAACGCACAGGCGCAGGTATTCACCCGCCGGCAGGTCGAAGTTCACGGCCATGCGGCTGTCGATGGTTTTGTTCGACGCCTCGATCACGATCTTCCCGCCGGTGGGCATGGCATCACGGGCGTTGATGCACAGGTTGAGCAACGAGTTTTCGAGTTGCGAAGCGTCTACCAGAGCGGGCCATAGGTCGGGCATCAGGTCCAGGTGCAGCGCCACCTGCGGGCCAACGGTGCGCTGGATCAGCTCTTCCATGCCCGTGATCAGCCGGGCGGCATCGGTGGGCTTTGGGTCCAGCGTTTGTTGGCGGGAGAACGCCAGCAGCCGGTGGGTCAAGGCCGCTGCCCGGCGCGCTGCGCTTTGCGCTGTGTTGACGTAGCGGTCGACGTCGGTGAAGCGCCCGTCAGCCAAGCGCCGTTGCAGCAGCTCCAGTGAGCCGCTGATGCCTGTCAGCAGGTTATTGAAATCATGGGCCAGGCCGCCGGTGAGTTGGCCGACGGCCTCCATTTTCTGGCTTTGCCGTAAGGCATCCTCGGCCTTGGCCAGGGCAGCGAGCTGCTCTTTTTCGGCGGTCACGTCGCGCCCTACCGCGATGATGGAGTTCTCGGAAGGGTCTGCGGTCCACGACATCCATCGGTACGCACCGCTTTTGGTTCGGTAGCGGTTTTCGAAGCGGTTCAGCGACTGCTTCTGCACTGCGACGGCTTGAACACCCTCCGCGGTGTGCTGCAGGTCGTCGGGGTGGATCAGCGCAAACAGGCTGGTGCCGATCAGGTCTTGTTCGCTCCACCCTAGGGTTTCGGCCCAGGCGGGGTTGAGCGCGGTGATGGCGCCTTCGAAACTGGCGACCAGCATCAGGTCGGTGGAAAGCTGCCACAGCCGGTTGCGGTCCAGTGTGCGTGCTTGCACCTGGCGCTCGAGCGACTGGGCCAGTGTGTTCAGCTCCTGCTCGGCCTTATAGCGCTGCACCGCGAAGCGGGTGTTGGTGGCCACACTCTGGATGAAGGCGATTTCTGCATGGGACCACTGCTTGGGCGATGAGTGGTTCACGAAAAAGAAGCCAGCCACGCGTTTGGCTTCGATGATCGGCACGTGCACCAGCGCGCAGCTGCCGAACGCCAGGAAGCACTCGGCGTGAGCCTGGGTTCTGGGGTCTTTGGTCACATCGTCGATGATGATCGGCTCGCCCATGCCCAGGGTCGAGATGGTGCTGCCGAAATCATTGGCGCGATGGGTGCCCACGCCGTTTGGAAGGGCAGGCAGGTACCAGTGCGGCTCGACCGTGAACAGCGCGCCGTCGGCATGCACCGTGGCGTAGCCGGCGCGATCGGCCTTGAGCGTTCGCCCCAGCAGGGTCGATGCCGTGTAGGCCAGCGTGGCGGGGTCTTCGATCAGCCTGAAAGCGTCGTTGAGTTCGATCAGGGCCTGGCGCCTTTGCTCTTCGCTTTTTCGCGCACTGATGTCAGAGAACAGAATGGCCACTTGGCGCTGTTCGGGTTCACCGATGCGGTAGGCGTAAACTTCCAGATGCCGGTTACCCAGGGTCTTGGCAGCGTGCTCGAACTTCGCGGGCTGGCCGCTTCGGGCGACCTCGGCGTAGCGGTCGAAGAAATACTGATCATGGTCGGGGGCGAGCCTGCGCATCCACTGGCCCACGGCATCGGTGAGCCCGGTGTGGCGTTCGAAGGCCGAATTCACCTCCAGGAAGCGGTAGTCATAGGGGTAGCGGGCTTCGTCGCACTCCACCTCGACGATGCAGAAGCCGTGGTCCAGGGCGTTATACAGCGAGCGGTAGTGGTGCTCGCTGAGCTCCAGCACCTTTTCCGTGGTTTTGATCGCGGAGATATCACGGGATACCGACAGAATCCGCTCGGGTTTGCCATCGGCGCCTTTGATGGGGGTTACCTGAACGTCCCACCAACGAAGGTTACCGGCAAGCGTGGGCGCCTCGCCCTGAAAGCGCCCGGTCTTGCCCTCCCGTGCCGCCTGCAGCGCGTGCTTGGCGTCGATGTGCCCCTGGCCTTCCCAGAAGTCAGGCCAGGGGCAGCCTCGGATTTCGTTGAAGTCGCTGACCTCCATGACCTTCAGGCCACCGGCGCTCATGAAGGCCAGGCGGCCTTCGAGGTCGAGTACCTTGATGCAGTCACCGGAGGCGCTCAGTACGCTTTCCATGAACTCCGCATCGGCGGCCTGCTTTTGGTCATCGAGGTGGCGCTGGGTACTGTCGCGCAGCACCTTGAGGTAACCCTGGAGGGTGCCGTCGGGCGCCTTGAGCGGGGTTATTTCGCCGCAGGCCAGGAACAACGAGCCGTCACTGCGCACAAGCCAGTGCTTACTCGTGGCGTGCCCACGTTCCAACGCGCCGGCCATCTCCTGTTGGGCGATGCCCGCTTGCCGGTCGGCTTCAGTGAAGACGCGCGCGATGGGCTGGCCAAGCATCTGGTGGGCAGCCCAGCCGAAGATATCGGCTGCCCCGGCACTCCATTGAGTGACCAGGCCCTGCACGTCAAGCGTGATCACCGCGCAGTCGAGCGCGTTGTTGATGATCATGCAATGGCGCTGCTCTGCCTCCGTGGCTGCATGCTCAAGCTGTTTTATGCGCGCTTGCAGTGCTTTGACCTGGGTTTTCAGGTCGTCGGCCGCAACGTGCTCAGGCTTCGGTGGGGTAGTCATCAACTAAGGAGGCACGAATGAGGGTTATCAGGTGTGGTGAGGCTGTGACACTGGCGGCAGCCGTCGGTTGCGACGGCTGGCGAGATTAGGTGGCTTGAGCAAAAGGTGGCAGGTTGCCATGTGTGGACTGTACTCTGAAAAAAGCCTTTGCGCGCGGATAAACAGATGGTTTCATGGCAGCGTGTTTTGAATGAAGCGCAACGGCGGGCGGCTCGGCATCAGTGCCCATGTGGGTTCACTGGCCATTCGACGCCAAGTTGAAATTGATTTGAAAAAAAGCTTTCCGCGCGGATAACCGCCTGTTTTCATAGCAGCATGTTCTGTTTGCAACACACTTTCCAACCCCAGCCATCGCGCTGGGGTTTTTGTTTTCTACCCCTTACCAAAACCCTATCGCTAGATACCTGGAACCCACATGGACCCTACTGACCTCGGCGCGGGCACGCTCACCTGGGCGGGCGGTGGCGTCACTGTGATTTTGGGTGGCTTGCTGTGGTTGCGGCGCTTTCTCTCAAAAGATGCCGCTGACCGCGCGATGGACAATGCTGACATCGGCACCGTCCGCCGCCTCAATGATTTGCTCGACTCCGAACGTGCGGCCCGCCAGGCGGCGGAGGCCCGGGCGGACCAATTCGCCCGGGAGCGCAACGAGCTGGCCACTGCGGTGGGCCGGCTGGAGGGCAAGCTCGAAGCGCTGACCGGCCAGGTGGCGTTGCTCAACGGCGAGGTGGCGCGCTTGCGCGGCCTGGCGGCCAGCGCCTGAGGCCACGGCGGCACGCAGCGGCAAACCAGAGGGGCCGACCGTGCCCTGAACCTACGGCGCCCACCCGGGGCGCACCGGCGAGGTGCAATCGCGCAACGTGGCAACCACGGCGCAGCACCTGCCCACCGATGACCTTCGAGGAACTCATGAAAATCACACCCGTGGTGTTGCAACTGCAACAGCGCTGCCCCGTGTTCGGCGAACGCGTGAGCGGCGGCATCGACTTCGACGCAGCCTTCGCCAGCCAGCAACCGAGCCGCCCGGCCGCGCTGGTGATCGCCACTGGCAGCACGGCTGGCGACAACGACCTGGCCAACGGCGTGCGCCAGGCCATCACCGACAGCTTCGACGTGGTGGTGCTGCTGGATAACCCTGACCACAGCGGCGCCCAGGCCGCCGACGCGCTGGAGGCGATTCGCCTGGCGCTGTGGCGGGCGCTGGTGGGCTGGCAGCCGGGCGATGAATACGCCCCGGCCACCTTCAAGAGCGCGGCACTGCTGCGTATCGATTCGTCGCAGGTGGCCTACCGCTTCAGCTTCCAAACCGCATTCCAACTGGGCCGCAACGTTGCCAGCCAGCCTGCCGAAACCTGGCATGAGCAGGTGCTCGACGGGCTGCCCGCGCTGGAAGGGCTGGACATCGATGTGGACTGCATCGACCCGGCCGACCGAAACCTGAAACACCCAGGCCCCGATGGGCGCATTGAAATCCACCTGAAAGAGGACCTCACATGAACCGCATGACTGTGAAACCGGCCAAGGGCCGCGCAGTGCCAGACCCGGAAACCGGGCTGCTGCTGCCGGCCCAGGGCCGCGACGTGCCCGACGACGCCTACTGGCGCCGCCGCCTGGCCGATGGCGATGTAACCCCCACTTCCACCCCTAAAGAGGCTGCAAACCCATGAGCGTAGGCTTCCAACAAATCCCGCAAGACGTGCGGGTGCCGCTGTTTTATGCCGAGATGGACAACTCCATGGCCAACAGCGCCAGCAGCACCCTGCGCCGGCTGATCGTCGGCCAAGTCAACGATGCCGCGGCGGCGGCTGAAATCGGCGGCCTGGTGCTGGTCTCCAGCCTTGCTCAGGCCAAGGCGATCGGCGGCCCCGGCTCGATGCTGGCGGCCATGTACGAAACCTGGCGGCAGAACGACCCGGTTGGCGAGGTGTGGTGCCTGCCGCTGAAAAACAGCACCGGCGCCGTAGCGGCGGGCAAGGTGACCTTCACCGGCACCGCGACCGAAGCGGGCCTGGCCAACCTTTATGTGGGCGGCGTGCGCGTGCAGGCGGCTATCCCGTCGGGTAGCGCGGCAGCGGCAGCCGCGGCGGCGCTGGCCGCCAAGGTGAACGCCAGTGTCGACCTGCCGGTCACCGCAGCGGCGGCGGCCGGGGTGGTCACCCTGACCGCCAAATGGACGGGCGATTCAGGCAATGACATCACCCTGATCCTCAACCGCCTGGGCCGCAGCAACGGTGAAGCCACCCCAGCCGGGCTGACCGTGGCGATCACTGCGATGGCCGGGGGCGCCGGCACGCCAGACGCCACCGCCGCGCTGGCGGCCCTGGGCGATGCGCCGTTCGAGTTCATCTGCGTGCCGTGGGCCGACACCACCACCCTGGATGCCTGGAAAGTCGCAATGAGCGACCTCAGCGGGCGCTGGTCGTGGGGCAAGCAGCTTTACGGCCATGTGTTCGGCGCGCTGCGCGGCACGCTCGGCACCTTGGTGGCGGCCGGCTCGGCGCGCAACGACCAGCACGCGACGCTGTTCGGTTTCCCTGCCGGTGTGCCGCAGCCGTTCTGGCGCGTGGCGGCAGCGGCGGCCGCGCGGCAAGCGGTGTTCATCTCCGCCGACGCCAGCCGGCCGACCCAGACCGGCGCGCTGGTGGGCATCGACCCGGCGCCGGAGGGCAGCCGTTTCACGCTTACCGAGCAGATGTCGCTGCTGCAATACGGCATCGCCACGCTCAACTACGAAGGCGGCTACGTGCGCATCCAGCGCGCCATCACCACCTACCAGAAAAACAGCGGCGGCCAGCCCGACGACTCGTACCTGGACAGCGAAACCCTGCACCAGAGCGCGTACATCGTGCGCCGGCTCAAGGGCATCATCACCAGCAAATACGGGCGCCACAAGCTGGCAAACGATGGCACGCAGTTCGGCGATGGCCAGCCGATCGTTACCCCGAACGTGATTCGCGGCGAGCTGATCAGCGAGTACGCAAGCCTGGAGCGTGACGGCCATGTCGAAAACGCCGACGCCTTCGCCCGTTACCTGGTGGTAGAGCGTGACGGCAACAACCCCGGCCGAGTGAACGTGCTGTACCCGCCCGATTACGTGAACGGCTTGCGCGTGTTCGCACTGCTCAACCAGTTCCGCCTGCAATACAGCGCCGACGCGGCCTGACCCTAACCCGTTCAACCCCAGCCCGCCTTGAGCGGGCTTTTTCATGTCTGGAGGCCCAACCATGGGGCAGAAAGTTGCTGGTACCTGCTACGTCAAAATCGACGGCACGCAGTTGATTCTCAAAGGGGGCGTGGAAGCGCCGCTGATGGACAAGACCCGGGAGACCGTTGTGCCCGGTTACTTCAAGGAGGAAGACAAGGCGCCCTTCGTCAAACTCACGGCGGTGCATACGCCGAATTTCCCGCTCAAGGCGCTGACCGAGGGCATCAACATGACCCTCACCGCAGAGCTTCAGAACGGCAAGGTGTACACCCTGTCGGGCGCGTACCTGGTGTCGCAACCCACCAGCAAAGGTGAAGACGGCACCCTCGAGCTGCAGTTCGACGGCATCAAGGGGGTGTGGTCGTGACCGACGCCATCGCACTGAACACACCGATCCAGGCCCACGGTGAAACCCTCACCGAGCTTACCCTGCGCCGGCCCACCGCCAAGGAAGCGCGGGCGATCAAGGCGCTGCCGTACAAGATCGACGCCGACCAGGCCGTGAGCCTGGACCTGGACGTGGCCGCCAAATACATCTCGGCCTGTGCCCAGATCCCGCCCTCGTCGGTCGACCAGTTGGACCTGGCCGACCTCAACACGCTGGCGTGGCAGGTAGCGGGTTTTTTCATGGTGCCGGCGTCGAAAACCTCGGCGGCCTGATCACGCTGGCTTATGACCTGGCCTACTTCTGGAAGGTTGACCCCGACCAGATGTTGGCCAGGCCGCTCGATGCACTCCTCGAAGCGCTGGCACATGCCCAGCGCATCCACCTAACGCAGCAGGCAGGGGCAGGGTGATGGCCGATACGTTAACGCTGAAAACACTGATCACCGGTGTCGACCAGCTCTCGCCCCTGCTGGGGGCGCTGAGCGCCAAGGTCGCCGCCTTTCGTAAAAACCTCGACGCCACAGGCCTCGGCGGCCTGGGCTTGAAGGCCGCGCTGAGCGGCGGCGAGTTGGCCAAGCCGTTCGTGAGCGCGGTTCAGGCCGCGAGCGCGTTCGAAACATCCATGGTCGCGGTGCACAAGGCGGTGCACTTCGACACGCCCGAGCAGTTCAAGGCCATGGGCGACGACATTCTCAGGCTGTCGGCCCGCTTGCCCACGGCGGCCAACGAGCTCACTCAGCTCGTAGCGGCCGGTGCCCAGTCGGGCATCGCTCGCACCGAGCTGCTGGGCTTTGCCGAAGACGCGGCGAAGATGGGGGTGGCGTTCGACCAGAGCGCTGCGCAAAGCGGCGCGATGATGGCGACCTGGCGCTCCGCGTTCAAGATGACCCAAGCCCAGGCGCTGGCGCTGGCTGACCAGGTCAGCGACCTGGGCCACCATGGCCGTGCCAGCGGCCAGCAGATCCTTGAAATCGTCAACCGCGTCGGGCCGTTGGGAGGGGCGGCCGGCCAAGTGGCAGGGCAGGTCGCTGCCCTGGGCGCGACCCTGGTGGGGCTGGGTGCCGGGCAGGAGCAGGCCGGTGCCGGTATCCAGCAGTTCATGCAGGCGCTGACCCAAGGCAGCGCTGCAACCGATGCCCAGGCCGAGGCGCTCAAGGCGTTGCGGCTGGATTCGAAAGAGGTGGCCGCCGGCATGCAGCAGGATGCCCAGGGGACCATGATGGAGGTGCTCAAGCGGGTGGCCGCCGAAAGCCCCGATCAGCAACCGGCATTGCTGGCGAAGCTGTTCGGCGCCGATTCGGCAGCGGCAGTCACGCCACTGCTGACCAACCTGGGCCTGCTTGAAAGCAACCTGGCGCGCACCGGCAATGCCTCGCAATACGCCGGGGCGATGCAGCAGGATTTTCTCGCCCGCGCAGGCACCGCCGATAGCCAATTGATGATGATGCGCAACGCCCTCGGCGCTGTGAGCGTGCAGTTCGGTGAGGCTTTGCTGCCAGCGGTGACCACCGTAGTGGCCGCGCTGGTGCCTTTGATCAGCGGCGTGGCCGACTTCATCGGCAGCCACCCGGCGCTGGTGCAAGGTGTGGCGGCGGGTGCGGTGGTTTTTCACACCTTCCAGGCTGCGCTCTCGGGCGCCGCCGGGGCGGCCCGGCTGCTAGGTGTGGTGCTCGGCCTGAACCCGGTGATGCTCGCGGCGTTGGGCATTGCGGCGGCCGCCGCTTTGATCGTGGCGAACTGGGATTCGATCGTGGCGTTCTTTCAGTGGGTGTGGGCCGGGATCAAACAAGGCGCCAACATTGCCTGGGGGTTTATCAAGCTGATGTTCGACTTCAGCCCCTTGGGCATGATCGTCAACCACTGGGAGCCGATTCTGGGTTACTTCAGAGGCCTGGTGGAAAAGGTACGCCCGCTGCTCAGGCTTTTAGGGATCGGCTCGGATGAACCCGCCCCGTTGCCGCAGGGGCCGCGCGTGGGGGTGGGGGCCGGCGATGGCGCGTTCGTGATGGCGGGCGCGCCGCAGTTGGCCGCTGGGCGCCAGGCGCAGATGAACCAGCGTTTTCTCATTCCGCCAACAGCGGACCTGCTGACCGTGGGCGGCGGCAACGCCCGGCTCAACGGCGAGCTGGTGATCCGCCTGGAAGGCAACACCCAAGGCGTCCGCCCGATGGCGGCCATCACTGACCAGCCCGGCTTGCAGGTGACCACCGATGTGGGCCGTCGCACCTTGTCTGGAGGGCAACAATAATGGCCGATACCTGGCGTGAACGGCTGTTGCCGGCGTCTTTTCGCGCGGTGCCGTTTCTGATCGAAAACACCTCCGTGCCCGTGGGGCGCAAGGTGCAGCTGCATCAATACCCCAAGCGTGACGACGCCTTCGCCGAGCCCATGGGCAAGGTCGCGCGGGTGCATAAAGTCACTGCCTACGTCATCGGCGCGGATTGCTTCACCCAGCGCGACGCGTTGCTCGATGCGCTGGAGGCCGAAGGCGAGGGCACCCTGGTGCACCCGTGGCTGGGCCAGATGGCGGTGACGGTCGGCGTGGGCAGCATGAAGCACAGCCGCGCCGAAGGGGGCATGGTCAGCTTCGAGCTGGAGTTCTACCCGGCCACGCCTCGGCTTGACCCCAGCGCCGTCGTGAACACCGCCCGGCTCACCCGCGTGGCGGCCACCAGCTTCTGGAGCGGGGCGCTGGCCCGTTACACCGCCGCGATGGCGGCGCTGGACAGCGCAAGGGTCAGCCTGCTGGGCCTGGAAAACGCCCTGGCCGGTGTGTTCGTTACCCTCAACCAGCAATTCGCGCCGGTGGGCGAGATCTTCGGCTCGCTGCGCGCCATTGCGCAGATGGTGATCAATGCCCCCGAGGCGCTGGCCAGCCTGCTCGACGGCATGCTGAGCGAGGCCAGCCAGCCCCGCTTCGAGCGCTACAGCGGGGCGGTGGCGGCGCTGGCCAGCCAAGCCGAAGACGCCGCCGGCATCGATGGGGTGAGCACTGCCAGCGGCGCCGACACCGCAGCCGCCGCCCAGGCGGTGGCCAACCTGCTACAGGCCGCGCTGCTGGCGCGGGCGGTGGCCACTGCCGCGCAAATGCCGGTGCTGGCCACCCCGGCCGCTTTCGCTAGCGCACCCTCACTTGAGCAGCAGGTGGCCCAGCCGGTTGCCCGGGCCGAGGTGCCGGTGGCCGATGACGTGATCGCGGCCCGTGACGCGCTGGACGCGGTGTTCTGGCAAGCCGCACTGAAGGCAGGCGCCAGCGACTACCCGCAGATCAACGCGGCGCGCCAGCAGATGGTTCGCCACCTCACTGCCGTGGCTGCCTCGGGTGTGCAACTGGTGACCCTCACACCGCCTGAAACCTTGCCAGCACTGGTGCTGGCCTACCGGCGCTTCGGCGATGCCACCCGCGAGGGGGAAATCGTGCAGCGCAACCCGATCATTCACCCCGGCTTCGTGCCGGCGGTGCCCCTGCAACTCGCACTGGAGTAACTCAAGATGTCCGACCCGTCGACGGCCGTGACCTTGACCGTCGACGGCCTGGATTATGCCGGCTGGACCTCGGTCGAAATCACCGCAAGCCTGGAGTGCCAGGCGCGCAAGTTCACCATCGGCATCGCCTGGAAATGGCCCGGGCAGCAGTTGGCAAGGCCGGTGCAGCCCGGTGCCCGTTGCGAGCTGCGCATTGGTGGCGAGCTGGTGATCACCGGTTGGGTGGATGCCGCGCCCATCCAATACAACCACGACACCATCACCGCCACCATCAGTGGCCGGTCGCTCACCGGCGACCTGTGCGACTGCGCCGCCATCAACCGGCCCGGCCAATGGAAGGGGCAGAGTGCGCAGGCCATCGTGGCGGCCATCGCCGGTGAGTATGGGGTGGCGGTCAAAAGCGAGGTCGAGGCCACCGCGAGCCTGGCCGACCACACCATTGAGCCCGGCGAAACGGCTTTCCACTCCATCGACCGGCTGCTGACGCTTTACCAGGTGTTCAGCACCGACAACGCCGAAGGCCAGCTGGTGTTGGCCAAGGCAGGCAGCGGCGGGCGCGCCAGCGACAGCCTGGAGGTGGGCCGCAATGTGCTCGGCGCACAGGCGGCGATGGATTTTGCCAAGGTGTTTTCCGAATACCGGGTGATCGGCCAGCGGGCGGGCACCGATCAGGCGTTCGGCGTGGCCAGCAATGAAGTCAATGCCAGCGCCAGCGACCCTCGGGTCACGCGCAGGCGGGTCAAGGTCACGCAAGTGAGCGGCCAGCTCAGCGACACGATGGCCGCCGGCCGCGCCAGCTGGGAGCGCAGCACCGCCTTGGGCAAGGCCCTGGAAACCACCTACCAGGTGCAGGGCTGGCGCCAGGCCAACGGTGCGTTATGGCTGCCCAACACACAGGTGCGAGTGCTCGACCCGCTGCTGGGGTTCGACCGCGACATGATCATCGCCGAGGTCACCTACCACCTCACTGAGAGCGGCACCACCTGCACGCTGCGGGTCGGCCCGCCGCAAGCCTATCTCCACGAGCCCGATGCTCCCAAGCCTGCGCCCAAGGCGCCGGGCAAGGATGCGTTCGGCCATTTGTTGCCCACCGACGGAGCCTCTTGATGAACCGATTGATGAACCTGTTCGCCCGTGGCGTTGTGGCCCTGGCCAAGCCCACCGGCAAGCTGCAAACGCTGCAGATGCGCCTCACCGCCGGTGAGGTGAAAGACGGCATGGAGCACCTTGAGCCCTATGGCTTCACCAGCTGCCCCCAGCCCGGCGCCGAGGGCCTGGCCGCCTTCATGGGCGGCGACCGCTCCCACGGGGTGGTCGTGGTGGTTGCCGACCGCCGTTATCGCCTTCAAGGCCTGCAGGCCGGGGAGGTGGCGATCTACACCGACGAGGGCGATGCGGTCCACTTCAAGCGTGGCCGCATCATCGATATCCAGACCGCCACCCTCAACATTCGCGCCAGCGCCGGCGTGCACATCGACACCCCCCGCCTCACCCAGACCGGCAGCATCGTCAGCCAGGGTGACCAAGTGGCCGGCGGGGTGAGCCAGATCGCGCACTTGCACAGCGGCGTGCAGCAGGGCGGTGAGCAAAGCGGCCCACCGGTCGCCGGAGGTGGCGCATGACGCTTCTGGTGATAGACGACCCGGCCAGCCTGCGGCGCGCCGTGGAGATCAGCTTGTTCACCTGGCGGCGGGCCAGTGCCTCCGACCCGGTGGACGATGCCGAGCGCTACGGCTGGTGGGGCGACAGCTTTGCTCAGGTGGCCGGCGACCGCGTCGGCTCACGGCTGTGGCTGCTGCGCCGGCGCAAGCTCACCGCAGAAACCTTTGACGCCGCCGTGGCCTATGCCCGCGAAGCCTTGCAGTGGCTGGTGGATGACGGCCATGCGCAGGGCATGCAGGTGCTGGCCGACCGCGCCGGCAATGACCGCCTCAACCTGGGCGTTGTGCTGACCTTGCCGGATGGCCAGCGCCTGGACATTTCCCCACATTCGACTTGGCAGGTGCTTTATGCCGTTTGATACCCCGACCTTACCGGTGCTGATCAACCGCACCGTGGCGGACCTGGCCAGCGACGCACTGCGCCACGCCGATGCCCAGGTGTTGGCGCGCGCCCTGAGCGGCGCCACTTATGGGCTGTATGGCTATATCGATTGGGTGGCCCGGCAGATTCTGCCCGACACCGCCGACGAGGCGACCCTCGAGCGCCAGGCCCGGTTGCGCCTGGCCACCGCACGCATCGCGGCCAAGGCCGCCAGCGGGCGGGCCAGTTTCACCGCCGCTGCCGGGGCGGTGCTCGATGCCGAGCGCGTGTTGCAGGCCAGCGATGGCCGCCAGTACCGCGTGACCGCGGCGGTGACCACCCAGCAGGGCCTGAACACGGCCGCGCTCGAAGCGGTCGACGGCGGGGCGTTGGGCAATGCCGCCGCCGGCCAGGTGCTGACGCTGGTGCAGCCGACGGTGGGCGTGGATGACCAGTTCACGGTGCTTGCGCCCGGCCTCACCGGCGGCACCGACCAGGAAAGCGTGGCGTCGCTGCGCACCCGGGTGATCCGCAGTTACCAAGTGATCCCCCACGGCGGCGACGCTGACGACTACGAGACCTGGGCGCTGGAATGCGCCGGCGTAACCCGCGCCTGGACGGTGCGCAACTACCTGGGGCCAGGCACCGTGGGTGTGTTCTTCGTGCGGGACGGCGACAGCATCATCGTGCCGGACGCCAACGAAGTGGCCACGGTGCAGGCGTATCTGGAAAGCAAGGCGCCGGTGACCGCCGAAGTCTATGCCCTGGCCCCCGTGCTCAAACCGGTGAACTACCGCATCACGCTCACGCCCGACACCCCGGCCGTGCGCGCGGCGGTCACTGCGGAGCTTGCCGACCTGCATGCCCGCGAGGCGGGCCTGGGCGAGGCGCTGTTGCTCAGCCACATCCGCGAAGCGGTCAGCAGCGCCCGGGGCGAAACCGACAACGTGGTGGCCAGCCCCGTAGCCGATGTGCCGGCCCACGCCAACGAGTTGCTTACGCTGGGGGTGATCACATGGCAGTGAGAACCCCCGCCGACTATCGCCAGCAGCTCAAAGCCCTGCTGCCCCCGGGCCCGGCCTGGGACCTGGAACGCGTGCCGGCGCTCGGCGTGGTGCTGGCCGGGCTGGCCGAGGAGCTCGCCCGGGTCGACGCCCGCATCGTGGCCCTCAACGCCGAAATGGCCCCCAGCACCGTCACCGAACTGGTGCCGGACTGGGAAGCGGTGATGCAGCTGCCCGATGCATGCCTGGGCCCCTCACCGAGCTTCGGCGACCGCCAGCTGGCCGTGCAGCAACGGCTGACCGCCGTGGGTGCGCAAACGCCTGCGTATTTCGTGAACATCGCCAAGGGCCAGGGCTACCCCGACGCCCGCGTCACCCAGCACCGCGCCCCACGCTTTGGCCGGGCACGGTTCGGCAAGGCGCATTTCGGCACCTGGCAGGTGCAATTTCTGTGGGTATTTAACACCGGCGGGCGCCAGCGCATCGGCCGGCGTTTCGGCGTGAGCTACTGGGGCGAGCGCTTCGGCACCAACCCCGGCAGCGCCCTGGAGTGCCTGATCCGCCGCTACGCACCGGCGCATACCGTGGTGCACATTCGTTATGACTGAAGAGGGAAAGTAGATGGATTATCCAAAGAGTGTGGCCAACGTAGGGTTGGTCAATGGGAAGTTTGTGGATGAGGATTCGGCCGCGGGGGTGGTGGGGTCGTTGATTCCGGCGGAGTGGGGGAATTCGGTTACCGATGAGATTCTGGCAGTGATAGCCGCGGCAGGGCTGGCACCGTCGGAGAGCGAGACCTCCCAACTTCTAACGGCGATAGCAAGTATCGCTTCAAAAGCGGCGCCAGCGGCCACCGAAGAGAAAGCTGGGATCGCCAGCATTGCCACAAGCGCCGACTTCGATGAAGGCGTGGACGACAGCAAGTTCGTGACCGTTAAAAAGATCAAACTGTGGTTCGGCGGCTTTCTGAAACAAGCGACGGAGTCTGCTCTGGGTTTGGCGAAAATTTCATCTCAGGCGCAAGTGACCGAAGGGCAGGACGACACAACCATCGTGACCCCTAAGAAGTTGAGATACGGGTTTTCGGCGTCGATAGCCAAGAGCGGCTACATTGCACTTCCAACTTGGATGTCGGGGGTCGTCATTCAATGGGGGGCGGTGACCGGGCTGGGCAAAGCCTCTACAGGCGCGGGGGTGGCGGGGCCGACCAAGACGGTAACGTTGCCCGTAACCTTTCCTACCGAAGGTTATGTTGTTATCACAAGCATGAACTTCGATAGCATGGCGACTACCAGCGCCTACGCGCCAGGTGCCATTATTTTAAACAAATCTCAGATTTCCCTGCAGAACAATTACACCAGCTCTGCGGGTGAACTTGTATGGTTGGCCATAGGAAGATAATCGTGAGTAACTACTACTACAGTGCCCGTTTTTCCGGTTTCTTGGACACGCGTCTTATCGATATTAAAGACCTTCCGGAAGATGCCGTGAAAGTAGACGGGCAGCAGCGTCAGGATCTACTGGCTGGGGAAGCGGAAGGGAAAGTCATCATTGCTGACAGCACCGGGTTTCCCGTGTTGAGCGAGCCTCCAGCGTTGGAGGTCGATTGGCCTGCGCTGATCGCTCAGGAACGCTACCTGCGTGAAACCAGCGGCATAGAAGTAATGGGCCTGAATATTGATACTCAGCGAGAAAGCCAGGCATTGATCACCGCTGCTGCTTTGGCGGGCATGCAAGATCGAAATTACATCTGCAACTGGAAGACATCGTCGGGTTTCGTTGAACTCAACGCTGAAAAGCTGACTGCAATTTTCATGGGGGTACGAAACCACGTGCAGGCTTGTTTCGACCGTGAAGCTGCATTGCTACAGATGGCAGAACGAGGGGCGATAGACGCAGATACATTGAAAGTAGGATGGCCTTGATGGGGGCAGGAGGTAGGTTCGACCTAGCCTGCACAGCCCCTCAGCTGCCCCGATCTCAGACCCGCCTCGCGCGGGTTTATTTTTACCCGGAGAAAACTATGAAAACCTCCCCCCGAGGGCTTGATCTGATCAAGTCCTCCGAGGGCCTGCACCTGCGGGCCTACCCTGACCCTGGCACCGGGGCCGAGCCATGGGCCATCGGCTACGGCTCTACCGAGGGTGTGACTGAAGGCATGAGCATTACCGTTGCCCAAGCCCTGCAACGGCTGGAGGCCGACCTGGGCCGTGTCGAAGCGGCCGTCGGCCGCTTGGCCCGGGTGCCGTTGGCTCAAGGCCAGTTCGATGCACTGGTTTGCTTTGCCTACAACGTGGGCGAGGCCAACTTTGCGCGCTCCACGCTGCTGCGCAAGCTTAACGCCGGGGACCCCGCCGGGGCTGCCGAGCAGTTCGGCCGTTGGGTGCGGGCGGGCGGCAAGGTGCTGCCTGGCCTGGTAACGCGCCGCGCGGCCGAGCGGGCGATGTTCGAGGCCCGGGCATGATGGCCGGGCAGGGGAGGTGGTTGCCCGCCTTTGCCGTGCTGGTGCTTGCCACCGGCCTGGGGGCTGGCACTGCGCTAGGGTATTGGCTCACGGCCCGGCATTATCAGCCGCTGCTGGCAGGCGCCTTGGGTGCTGCTGCCCACGCGGGTGAAGCGCTGGCAGGCTGCAACACCACTCGTGGCGCGCTCGAGGGGCAGGTGGGCGAGCAGAACCTGGCTCTCCAGCGCTTGGCGCTCGCCGAACGACAGCGGGCCATGAAGGCCACGGCTGCGGCTTCACAGGCGCATGGAGCCGCCGGGGCTCAGTATCAGGCCGCCAACCGCCTGCAACAGGAGCGCACTGGCGGCGACCCGGCTGCGGCTGCGGGCAGCCTTATCGATCAGGAGCTGGGCCTATGAGACGCTTGATAGCCGCATCGGCGCTGATGCTGGCCGGTTGCGCGGCTCAGCCCACTGCCGCACCCGAGCCGCGCGTGGTGCAGGTGCACGTGCCCGTACCGGTGCCGTGCCGGGCGCCTGCGGTGGCAGCACCCCCTTGGGCGGCAGAGGGGTTGCGCAAGGGCGATAGCCTAGAGGTGAAAGTGCGGGCGCTGCTGGCCGAGCGCAGGCAGCGGCTAGGGTATGAGGGTGAGTTGCAGGCGGCTTTGGCGGCATGCCAGTGA